TCGGAGAACTCGTTAGCTATCTCGTATGCTTCTTCTAAACTAGTGGTAAACTTTGGTAGAAGCCTACCCTCCTTCATGCCGATCACATTGTATGTGCCGCCCTTTGGGACAACATGGTCTATGAGATCGAAATTTTCCATTAGTCGTATTCAGCTATTATGTCTTCTATTAGTTTTGCTATTTTTGGATTAGGCTCGTGGATACCCATGAACCAGTTATAGACAGTCTGCCTGCTAACTCCCAACTGGGAGGCAACCTCAGCAGCGGGTACATCGTAATCAATGCACACACGGCCAAGGCGAACCCCCAGAAGAGATTGGTCAGCTTCTTGGTTCAGACTATCGATGCGTGTCGAATAGCCGTAACTCATTAGTCCTCATCACCCCATGATGCAATGATGTCTTCAATGTCGTCATCATCGTCGTCAGAAATGTCATTCTTCTTCTTACGTTTGACGGGTTCCTTAACTTCTTCTTCGTCATCGTCGAATGGGTCAGGGTCTGCCTTAGCTTTCGCTTTGGGCTTTTCTTCAAACGCGTCATCGTCATCCTCTTCTTCAAAAGGATTACTAGGCTTCGCATCGTTTACACTGAAACCGTCTTCTTCGTCGAATGGAGAGGCTGACTTGTAAGGCACATACTTGATGACCTGTACGCCACGCAGTCTGAGTGCCACGCCACCACCGTTGATTTTGTAAGGGAAGAACTCAACTGCTACGTTTACTGTACTACCAGTAGTAAGCATAAAGTCGCTGTCCAGTTCGTTTCTCTTAGCATCGTACTGGCTAGGGGCAGTGGTAGGGTTGCCGTTATATGCAGCTTTCAAACTACTCTTACCTACGTAAGTACCGTCGTCAGTTTCCTTGAAGCGCATCTGCAACTTCTTGGGCCAGTTGTCTTCGCGTGCAGCTTGATATGCCTCGTTCATCAGGCCATATAATTCTTTGGCCTGTGCCTTTGTCATGTCGAAACTGAGGTCGTAGGAAGCTCCATCTTCTGTAGCATCGCACGGAACACTCTTGTTCTGTTTGTCACTCCAGTGGTAGGGCTGATTGATACGCGGGTAGAGAGCGGTTACGCCTCTGATTATGTGTGACTTATTAGCCATAAAATTCTCCTTAAAAGAAATTACTTTTTCCTTTGCAGCTTCAGTAAGCTGTTGTACGTCTTCAGATTCTTCCTCTGTAAGAGGTCGAACCGGCTTAAAATACATCTTGTAAAAGTTACGATGTTCTACAAAATATATTTCAGTTAGCACGTTACCGACGTGCTCTCGGTTACGCTCAAGATGTTCTATATACTTGTATAGATTCATCCTGTTGTCGTCCCTTGAAAACAAACTCAATGCACCAAGTCTGATTTCGTGTAGAGAGTTTTCTCCTAGAAAAGCTACCTTGATCGTAGTAAAGAATTTACAAGGCGCTCCTCCTACATTCCTCCCTGTTTTAATACTCTGGTCGCAATCAAGACAGCGACTAGCTTGCTTGTTAGAAACTGCTTCGTCTGGAAAGTCGCAGTCGAAAGACCAACAAGTAAGCTTGTTATCTTCGTAATAGTTTCTTGATAACGTTCCGCTGTCAGCGATTACAACTTCTATAGAGCGCAGAGGCTCGTAGGTATCCGGGTGTATAAAACACCCGTCCTGTGTTTGAAGTCTGTTCACTTCTTGCGTGGCTTAAGTACAGAGACTGTATACTTACGGTTTGTCTGTAGACCCGGAGGTGCTACATCAGGGTTAGCTTCTAGGTATTCTTTCATGTTAGAGGTATGTACACGCTTCTCAAGCAAGTGAAGCGCATCGTTCTCTTTAATGAAATCGTGCATCTTATCCCAGTCGCTCGGCCAGTAACTAGTACGCACACGGCGCGAAATAGTACCGGCGGGTGTTCTCAAGCTATCGATGTTTTGTTCTTCACACAACGCTAACATTTCTTGAGTAACTTTTTCTTGCTGTGCTTTTATAGTTTTAATTTCTTCTTCTTTCTCTTGTATAGCTTCACGCATCTTAATGTAGATGGCGGCTAGTTTGTCAGGTGTATCTTTCATCGCTCCTCCTTGTCAATCGGGAGGAGTAGTTTACTTGTATGCTTTACAGTGTCAAGTATTTATTTCTTGTTTATACAAATCGATTATCTTGTGGTGATGATCTACTTTAGATCGCAACATATTGTATAGGCGAGTCTCTACTTCACTACCGCGTATATGAATTACAGTCATTGGGTTGTGCTGTCCCGGTCTGTCGATACGAGCATTAGCTTGCAAGTACGTCTCTACGCTAGTAACAGGAGCGTACCAGATGACTGTGTTAGCAGCGGTTAGGGTCAACCCATGTGACGCTGCCTGTGGCTGGATGATAAGCACTTGAGTCTTATCTGTTTCTTGGAAGTCTTTGATTATCTTACTGCGTTTGTTTACAGAAACTTTACCAGATATAACTTCGCAAGATATTTTACTAGTGGTAAGAAAGTCTTTTAGTAATTCTATCGTATGGGTAAACGGTACAAACACCAACACTTTGTTGGATGACTCGTCGATAGCTTCTTTGACTACTTTCAATCTACTGCTTACATCAAACTCAATGACTTCTTTATCGTCCGTGTATACAGCCCCGCCAGATATTTGCAGGAGTTTATTCAGGTTAGTCGCTGCGTTGACAGAAGTGACTTGTTCCCCATCAGCTTCCATTACCATGCGGTCTTTCAGCAGCTTGTAGTAAGCGGCTTGTTGTTTAGTTAGAGGTGCATCCCTGTCTATGTAAGTAACAGCAGGGAGGTCAAGACACTGGTCTTTCTCAAACCTGATCGCAGGTTGCAATACTTCATGCACCGTCTTGTCCGCATCTGGCTTGGGTCGCCACGTATACTGCGAGACTTTGTACATCACCTTGTCTCTAAACTGGCCGAAGTATTTAGGTGCGCCCTTTGCGTTGACTAGCTTGGCTAAACCAAACGCATCAACGGGTGATTGTGCTGCGGGAGTACCAGTAAGCATCCAAAGCCACGGTATGTCTGCGCTTATATCTCGTAGTGTTTTCCAACGGTTTGTCTGCGCGTTCTTATAGGCGTTGGCTTCATCCACAACAATCATGTCGAAGCCACCCTTCATAATCTCGTCTTTGACCACGGCCACACCATCGAAGTTGATGATGACAAACTCGGCACCGGCTTTGAGTATCTTCTTCCGTTGGGCTGAGGTGCCGTGAGCTACAGAGCAACTGCGGTGCATAGCAAACTTAAACAAGTCTTCCTGCCATGCTGATTTCATAATAGACAGAGGGCAGATAACTAACACTCGGTTTATCAGACCCTGCTGCATCAGGTAATCAGTTGCCCATATAACAGATGCGGTCTTTCCAGTACCTTGCTCGTTAAAGCAGAAGCCCTTCTTGTGCAGAGTAAGAAAAGAAGCTGTCTCTTTCTGATGGTCAAACGGTTCATACCTACCTGTAAACTGGTAGTCCCGTGTCATAGGAGAGGGCACTTCTTTTACCCGCAGATCAGCTAGTACCTGAGATTCATTCAGTCCCCACGGTATGGCTATCTTGTATACGCCCTTCTCTTCCTTGAGTATCTTGTAATTGCTTACTCGTTCGGTAATCAGATGAGGACGCTTTGTCTTGAGCACAATGGCTCTATCGTTGACTACTTTCACTTCTTTTTCTTACGCTCACGCTTACTGGTTTCAGATACTAGATTACCTTTAGAGTCCCGTTTGAAAGATCGGTTCCGTGATTTACTCTCTACTCTAGTACCGTCAGAGTTCTTTCCACCCTTATCCATAGCTTTCTTGTGGGCTACATCTTTGCCATCACCTTTTTTAACCTTGCCCTCTTTTATTGCTTTGCGTCGAGCAGCATTACGCTTGGCACGTTTCTTTTTTTGTTCTTCAGTGCCTTGGTAGTTCTCGTATTCTTTTTTGTAATTACGTTTCTTGGCTGGCATTTCTACCTCCTATTATGTTCGCAGCTAGTGACCGGACAGAATCGACACAGTGGCCCATCTATCGGGTTCCATACGCCTTCGTTACCTGCTACTTCAATACGTTCAAGTGCTTCATCAAACACACCGATATAGGACTTATACATGTCTGCGGTATGCTCTTTAGTTACAAAGCCATCGCACACTACGAATGACAATGCAGATTTAATCTTTTTAACTTCAGGAAAGTTTATAAACACAGCGCCTGCAAGTAAGTCTAACTGTTGAGTATCCGCATAGTTTGCGGTCTTACTGGTCTTGTAATCAATCAGATAAGCTTTCTCTCCGTTGATTATAAGCAGGTCAGCTATACCTCGGTACCAAACATTCTTATCCCAAAAGTCTAATGGGCTAAACTCGTCGTCTTCTCTTGCTACACCAAGCCTAATCTCGCAGTGCTTCTCACCCTCTATTCGGTTGAAGGCATCGAGCGTAGGTTGCATGAAACGATATTCTTTGGGCAGCGGCTTACCATCCCTTATATATTTCTCAGCAGCACTATGCACTTTACTGCCGTATGCAGTAGCAGCGTTGCCTCTGTCCTTCACGTCCTTCTTAACATTCAGATGGTAATATTTTTTAGGGCACTGCTTGAAGGTATTAACCTTACTGTAAGACCAAGCTGCCATAGTTTTTCCTAATGTT